AAAATGATTTATGATTTTTGTTCGTTGAGCTTGGGGATTTGAGATCATGTGAGCCTCATCTAAGATAACAAGGTCAAAATTTGATTGGTTGAGTAATGAATTGTCTTTTTCTTTTGTGTCGTGAAAGTTTTTTAAAATATCGTAATTAACAATAACAAAATCAGATTCTGTTGAAAATTTCTTGCCTTCTGAAATATAAACAGGTCTGTCTGAATAATTTTCAATTTCACGTTGCCAATTAATCTTTAATGATGCGGGACATATAATTAATATTTTTTTTGCACCTGTCTCTAAAGCCGCTATGATCGTACAAGTAGTTTTTCCAAGTCCCATATCATCGGCAAGAATGAATCTTCTTGATCCTGCTAATTTTTCTATTGCCTCTTTTTGATGTTGTAGTGGGGGTCTATGACTATATTTAGAATAATCTACCTCAACTACCTCAACATTGTGTGATTTTATTAATGCTGATTTAGGAACCCAAAATTCTGTTAAAGGATCTTTATCAAAGAATTTACCCCAAATATGATACGATTTTTCTTTCTCAACTAATAATTTCTCAATGTAAATTTTTTCAGGGGTTTCCATCAAATATCTTTCTTCTGCAAACTTCTTTGCGAAATATGTGTCAAGATCAACCCACTTACGTGCGATCTTTGGTGTTGTGTTAAAATAATTTATAATGTAGTCCGATTGAGTTCTTGTTGGATAAAACTTACCATTAGTTTTTTTTTTATTTTGTAAGTATATTATATGGTTATTCGCACCACTATATGACTCGAGTAGTACAAGCGCTTTTTGCTCAACTAAGGAAGATAAGTTTTCCAATTTTAGTCTTTTAATAAAAATACTAATAAAAAAGATATTTATCAATAAAATAGTGTTTTTATGCAAAATAATGTTCCAATTTCTAGATTAGGTAAATTTTTTGGAGATCGTGATTTTGAACTTGAAGTTAGTATGGGTCAGGAGTGGTTGATAGGTGATATGAACTTTACTTGTGTTCTCTATAAAATTGATAGAAACAAAATTAAAACTGACGATGTTTATGGTGAGGTTGTGGAAGACGGTATTAAATTTTTACCTCCTGTCGAATTTAATGCACAAATTACTATTGCTGCACCTGAAAATAAAATGATTGGATCAACAAAAATGGATCAGTTTGAGCCAGGTAATATCACTATTTCAGTTTATTTAAAAACTTTAAATGATTTGGGAATTGATGTAGATTTTGGTGATTATGTCGGATATTATGATAGTGAAAATTTTGTTAGATATTATACGGTTGTTAATGATGGTCGTGTAATTTCAGATACAAAACACACATATAAAGGGTTTAAACCATTTTTTAGGACAATAATTGCCGCACCTGTTGGTCCGAACGAATTTAAAGGATTATAATATAATTAAAAGTAATAAAATTAATAATGGGAATACCAAAGAAATCAGTTAAACCATCCATACCTTTAAACTACCCTAAAACTCTTTTACCAAGAAGAGAAGAAATTAAAGATATGATTACTAAAGATGGAACTTACCTTCCTAAATCATTGCTACACGCAGATTTAGATCGTGGATTTTTAGATTTTGTAAAAGAAAAATTCAACATAGTTTCGGAAGGTAAAAAAATTCCTGTTGTAGATATTTTAATTACAACCCAAAATTGGTCTCAGTTTGTTGAAACTTGGGATTTTCAAAATATAGATAAAAATATTGAACCTCCATTTATAACTGTTATTAGAAACCCCGAAGTTAAGTATGGAAATAACCCTGCGGTTCTGTATAATATTCCAAATAGAAAAATGTATTATTATATGGAAGTACCAACATGGGATGGAAATAGGAAAGGGGCCGACATATACAAAATTCCACAACCAGTTCCGGCCGATTTTAAATATACCGTTGCAATTATATGTAATAGAATGAGGGATCTTAACACTTTAAATCAAAGAGTTCTTGAAACATTTGCCTCAAAACAGGCTTACCAAGTAATTAATGGACATTATATTCCAATAATAAATGATTCATTTGCCGACGAGTCTGTTATGGATTTAGAGAAAAGAAAATATTATATACAGAAGTATGAGTTCACAATGATGGGATTCTTAATAGATGAAGAACAGTTTGAAGTTTTTCCTGCAATCTCTAGAACCTTTCAGGTAATTGAAACTGACCAAAGAAATATAAAAAGGAAACAAAAAAAACAAACCCCAATAGAGTTTGAAGTGATTACATTACAATATTTAAATAATGTCACAACGCAAGAACACTATTTTGAATATACTTGTAATTTACTTTTTGAACGATCTGTTAATATAGAAGAATTTTCTGTCTATATAAATGAACAATATTATGGTGATAATGTTGAAACAATTCAAATTAATACAAATGACATGTTAAGGATTGATATAATATCTAGTGGTGGATCTGAGGATCCTTATCTTTTGTTTACTCAAATCTTAGTTTAATTTTCACCATATATATCTTTTTTATCTTTACATTTTTCAATAATTAATGACTCCAAAAATTTATATATTTTAAGTCCTCGTTTATCGCAATATTTTTTTAGGACTTCGTGAACTTCGGAGTCAATCTTGAGGTTTTTTATCTTCTTGTTATCATTAGTCATATAGGCAGAAAAAAGGCAGAATAAAATCTTACCAAAATATAAATACTTTTAGTAATGTAAAGTTTTTAGTATTTTACAAAGTATTTATAGAAATAAATAACTAAAAAAAAAATATTTAACATGGCAACTAATAGTAAAGTTTTTGTTTCACCAGGTGTTTATACCTCAGAAGTTGATTTAAGTTTTGTGGCACAAAGTGTCGGAGTAACAACTTTGGGTATCGTGGGAGAAACGTTAATTGGTCCAGCATTCGAACCAATTTTTATCACAAATTTTAACGAATTCCAAACGGTCTTCGGTGGAACATCACCAGAAAAATTTATAAACACACAAATCCCTAAATATGAGGCGTCTTATATCGCCAAAGCATATTTACAACAATCAAACCAACTATTTGTAACAAGAATATTAGGTTTATCGGGATATGATGCGGGTCCGTCTTGGTCTGTAACAACTGTTGCAAATGTTGATCCGTCAACAATTGATGTTTGGTGTTTAAGTTCTGTTACTTTGACAGCAACTTGTGAAACAGTATGTGTATTACCAAAACAAGAAATATATTCAATTCCGTTTACCGGATGTAATAATGATATCTCAACAATATCATATCTTTCTTCATTCCCTGAAGAAATTCAATCTATATTATATCAACAATATGAACAATTTAATGGAGGAACATCAACATTAGATGATGATATTAATAGTTTAATTTTTGACGTAATTACAAGTTCAAACCCATATACTGCAGAAGATAGGTTTATTTCTTATTTTGGTTCAATTGCGACTAATGATTATAACACTTTAACTAACGCTGGTTGGTCAGCGTCTACAAATGTATTTGGGGTTCCGTCTGTTTCGGTTGACGACACAAATCTTGAATCTCCACTTAACGACTCTTGGTATTATGCATTATTTAATACAACCGGAAATACAAACTATAGTGGATTTTCATTTTCCGCATTTGTTTCTGGTTTAACATTAAATCCGGTAACTACAACGACCACAATTTTACCAACAACTACAACTACAACAACTAGTCCTTGTGTAACCCCTGTTCCAACAACATCAACCACTACAACAACGACTTTACCATTAAACTGTTATACAGGTAATTTAATATTAAAACTTTATTATTATACCGGCACCTCATTCTCAAATTACGACAACATTGTTGTTGGCACACTAAGATCAAGAGGTATTGCAACATATTCAACATCAGAAAATCCGGCTTATTCTGTAACAGGAACTTCAGAGGTTACTTTAAATATGACAGGTCAATACTCTAACGTTCTTAAGAATCCATACGCAACTTTTGGTGTGAATGTTGTTGACAAATTCGGAACACTTTATTTCTTTGAAACTTCTTTCACTCAAAATGATCCGGAATATTGGAGTAAAGTTTTTGGTGTAACTAATTTTCAAAAACCAAGAATTGAGGTTCCAGTTTTTGCTGAAGAAAATTTCCAATCATGGTTAAACTTTGCGTGGAGAAAAGGATACATAAAAGGTTTAAATCCTAATTTAATTGCTCTTGATTCTGCTCAAAGTGGTGATCCTAACTCAATTGGTTGGTATTTGGATAAATGGCAAACACCATATTCACCATTTGTTGTTTCTGAATTAAGAGGTAATAAAGTTTATGACTTATTTAGATTTTACACTATATCCGATGGTGATGCGGCAAACACTCTTATTAAAGTTTCAATTACTAATCAAACATTTAATAATTTAACATTTGATATATTAATTCGTGATTATTTTGACACTGATGCGAATCCTGTTGTTTTAGAAAAGTTTACAAACTGTGCAATGGATCCAGGACAAAATAACTATGTTGGAAATAAGGTTGGTACTTTAGATGGCGAATACGCACTAAATTCAAAATATGTTATGGTTGAAATGTCTGAAGATGCACCAATTGATGCTCTTCCTTGTGGATTTAACGGGTTTAATTTTAGAAACTACGCAGGAGCACAATCACCATTTCCGATAATTAAAGGTAAGTATGATTTCCCTGGTGAAGTTATTTATAATCCTCCATTTGGTTTATCTTCAGGAAACGATGATGCTTTGGTTAGTTCAGGTGATAACGTTAGAAGAACTTACTTAGGTATGTCTAATTCTTATGGTTGGGATCCTGCATTCTTTGAATATTATGGTAAAAGAAATCCTATTAACTCTTGTGATATTGAGGGATTACCTTTTAATTACAGATCGGCTGGTTTCCACATGGACGTAAATGCTAACTCACTTACAATAGGACCCGAGTTTTCAACAAGTGGCGACACAAGATTTATTTGTGGTAACTCACCATTTATAACAGATCCTGAATTACCAACAAACGCATATTATAGACTGTTCGCTCGTAAATTCACATTCTTATTTCAAGGTGGTTTTGACGGATGGGATATCTATAGGGAATATAGAACTAACGAAGATAGATTCCAAATTGGTAGAGCCGGCTTTTTAAGAGGAGCATGTCCAACATCAAGATATCCTAACGCATCAGGATGGGGAGCATTTAAAGAAATTTCTCTTGGAGATGGAACTCAAAATTTTGCAAATACCGACTACTACGCATACTTGTTGGGTCAACAAACATTTGCTAATCCAGAATCAACTAATATTAATGTATTTGTAACACCTGGTATTGATTATGTTAATAACAGTAATTTGGTTGAAGATGCTGTTCAGATGATTGAATTCAATAGAGCTGACTCATTATATATTTGTACAACACCAGACTACGATCTTTACTTACCAACAACTACTGGTGGGGACGGATTAATTTATCCAACTGAGGCGGTAGATAATTTAGACAACACAGGAATTGACTCTAACTATACCGCAACTTACTATCCGTGGGTATTGACAAGAGACAGCGTAAACAACACACAAATTTATATTCCACCAACAGCTGAAGTTACAAAAAACTTGGCATTAACTGACAACATTGCATTCCCTTGGTTCGCAGCGGCAGGTTACACTCGTGGTATAGTAAATTGTATTAAAGCACGTAAGAAGTTAACTCAAGAAGATAGAGACATTCTTTATAACGGAAGAATTAACCCAATTGCAACCTTCTCAGATGTAGGAACTGTAATTTGGGGTAATAAAACTCTACAAGTTAGAGAGTCTGCTCTTGATAGAATTAACGTTAGAAGATTGTTATTACAAGCACGTAAATTGATTTCAGCGGTATCCGTTAGGTTATTGTTTGAACAAAACGACGCACAAGTAAGACAAGACTTCTTAAATGCGGTGAATCCAATCTTAGATGCGATTAGAAGAGACAGAGGTCTTTATGACTTTAGAGTAACAGTTTCTAGTGATCCTGAAGATTTAGATAGAAACCAAATGACCGGTAAGATTTACATTAAGCCTACTAGAGCTTTAGAATTTATAGATATAACCTTCTACATTACTCCAACCGGAGCATCGTTTGAGAATATATAAATCGGTTTAAAATACAAACACAAAAGAAAGGGGTATCGAAAGTTCCCCTTTTTTGTTAAACAAACTATTTATTATTATGAATTATAAAAATACGGTAAGAGAAATCATTAGTGAGATTATTCACGATCAGATGACCCCTACTATGAAGTATTATGCATTTGATTGGGATGACAATCTAATGTATATGCCAACCAAAATATATTTAAAGGATGATAAGGGAAATTCTGTTGGTATGTCTACCGAAGATTTTGCAGAATATAGAACTAAGATTGGTGAAAAACCTTTTAAAT